AGTCCGTATAATTAATGGCACCAAGGTCGATAATTGCGGCTTTGGTGCTTTTTCTTTTTAATTAATGTATAACCTGCAACCCTCCTAAAGATTACATCTTTAGATTAATAACAGTGCAAAGGTAACAAAATATTCTTATATAATAGTGCTAATTATTGTTAGCACTATTATAGTCAGGCATTATGTAACTTTGTAGCATGGAATTGAAGTTTAGCACATACAATGAAAAGGACAATGTTAGCCGTGTAGATAATGAGAAAGGCATTATCTATGGCGTTGCATTGGCTAATATGGGGCTTAATAAGAATGGTTACTATTTCTCTGAGAGGTTCCTCAATGAGTTAAAAGACTTTGGGAATAAGAAGGGAGAGGTAAAGGCTCGATTTGAGCATCCATCCTTTACAGGGGGCTCTTTTGGTTCATTTATTGGGAAGTACAAGAATTTCAATGTAACAGAGGGGCGGTTGATTGGTGATTTGTACCTTGCTGAGATAGCAAGAAAGACAGAGGTAACAGGTAGAGGTATTAGCTTATTCGACTATGTAATAGGAATGGCAGTAGAATGTCCTGAGATGTTTGGAAACTCCATATATGTAGAGGCTGATATTATAGATGAGATTTACAAAGAAGGAGGTGATGAAAGGGTCGGTATAGGACTTAAACTCATTGACTGGTGTGCTTCTGACCTTGTAGATGACCCCGCAGCTACGAATGGTCTTTTTTTTGAGAAGAACAAAAAAGAAAATAATAAATTGCGTATGAATAAAATAGTTAGAGAGCTTTTGGCTTTTATGAATGACTTTACAAAGAAAGTTAAAGAGGCAAAAGCATTCGATGTAGATTTGACCTTAGCCAATGGTGATATTATCACCGTGGTAACAGAAGGGGAAACACCTGCTGAAGGTGACGAGGTGAAAAAGAAGACGACCAATGGACAAAGTGATGAAAGTGCCTTGTCTGATGGAGAGTATCTTTTGAAAGATGAAAAAACCCTTGTTGTGGAAGGCGGACGAATTAAAGAGATTCGAGAGAAAGAGCAACAGGGAGAGCCTGTAAAGGTAGACGAGGAGTTCGCTAAGACTGTAACAGACTGCTTGAAGGCAGTAATGGATAAGGTAGAAGATTTAACCCAAAAATTTGAGGTTATGAAAAAAACTACCAGCAAATTTGAGGTGAACAATCCAAGAGATGTAAGCCAGGAGCCTACTAATGGCGGCAAGAAACGCAGCATTGAGGAACTGAAGAAGCTTTATGAAAGTTTGAAGTAAAAGAAAGGAGGATAAAATATGGCAACAACAAAAATAAAAGATTTCATCAAAGAGCCGGCAAGGGTAAAAGAGTATATCAGGGATATAAAAGACTTGCTTGAGGATCGTTCGTTGGGATTAGCTGACATAAAAGAGGTTATGACCGTAGTTGAGGGTGTAACTAAAGAGACGGAATATGGGTATTATGGAGTTACTGAGGGGGTAACTCGCAAGGATGCAGGTTGTGGTATGGAACCAGTGCCTTTTAACATTCCAGTACGTACAGGATGGTGGGATCCAAAGCCATTGAGAGTAAATATATCTCAGTGTTATGCTGATTTTGAAAAGACAATCCTGCAATGGTGCAGTGTGAATGGAATTGATAAGCTCCATATAGAAGACGATCATTTCGTTATGTTTATTGCTAAACAGTTGGAAAAGACTATTCACACGGACTTTAACAAATTTGCTTACTTTGGGGACACTCAGGCAAGCAATGTAGGTTCAGGTTCAGGGAATGAGCAACTGACCGCTGGCGTTGCGAAGGAGAATTACAATGTATTGAATGGGCTTTTTGCTTCTTTCCAATCGTTTATCACCTCTGACCCAAGTAAGAGGGTAACTATTACAGAGAATACACAGGCAACCCGTGCCGCTCAGTTAGCATTAGCTCGTGATACAGCATTCAAGGCATGTACAGAGCTGTTAGACAAGGCTGACGGTTTGACTTTTGCCTCTGGTTCGGAGCCTATATTCTTTATGACATACTCAATGGCGACCAATCTATCTCGTTACCTCAGAAGTGAGTACAAGAATGAGGGCACTCTAACCAAGATGGAGAATGGGTATGAGACGATGACTTTTGAAGGTATTAATGTAGTTACTCATCGTTGGATTGATGAGATTATCAAGAGAGATTTCTCAGATGGTACGAAGTGGAATAACCCACACCGTATTATCTTGCTTGACAAGTCAGAGTGTCAGTTAGGAGTGGATAGCTTAAGTTCTTTGAGCGACTTGGAAGTAGAGTATGTGGGCGGTAAAGATGAGCATGTATATATCAAGGCTGCTTACAGAATGGATTTCCAAAGGGTAATGCCAACTACTGGAGCAATGGCTATATAAAAAGTAACAGGTAAAAGGTGCATATTTCCTTTTACCTATTACTATAGATTAACATTTAAAATAAATAATAAACATGGCACAATGTATTAATAAGATAGCTAAGGATTTTGGTTATGATTGTGATGACACGATTAAGGGGGTAGAATTGAGTCTTTTGCTTGTCAATAGAGAGGATATAGACTTAGGAGCTACTGTAGTAGAAGGCAACCAAATAAAGTCCTTAGTACTCAAGAATGGAAAGACTGCCTATAAGGTAGATTATGCCAAGGAGAGCCATATATCAGTAAGTACTAAGCCTGAAATATCAGACGATGACTTCAACGGACACAAGCACAATATTGTACTGAAGATATATGGGAAGAGCAAAGATGATTACGACCAAATCGATAAGATAGTAGCCGGAGCGTCCGTAGTGGCTATTGTTCAAAATAAGACAAAAACTCTCGAAAATACCTTTGATGTGTATGGGTTCTACATAGGATTAGAGGCTACAGAGGGTGAAGGTCGTACTAATGGTGGTGTGTATACCCTTACATTAGGAACTCCAAGCAATCAAAAGGAACCAAAGACAGCGCTGAGATGGTTGGATACTGATTACACCACTACAAAGGGCAAATTTGACAACAAATTGGCGTAAAACTCAAGTATTAATGATTAATGGTTAATAATTAATGACTGACTTTACAGAAGATAGATTAAATGACTTGTTGAAAGGAGGTTATGCAAAGGCGGTGGGAGAGGATAAAGAGACTTTCATCGCCTTTTATGCTTATCTTTTCAATGATAACGACCCATGTCCAAGTTGTCCGCATAAGTTATCGAGTTATTGGGATAGATTGGCACGAGAGGGAAAGAGTAGGCTTATAACGATTCAAAAAAAAATAGAAGAAATGGCAAGAAACAAAACAAAAAACACAGACACAACCTTACAAGAAGGAGCATTCAGGCTAAAGAGTGATATACACTCCTTACCAATGGATTTTGGAAGCAGTGAATTTTTCAACAATGACACGCTGACTAATGATATAGCCTTGCAGTATTTGTCTATTAACCCTAATAGGATTGCGAATTTCGAGGAATATCCTAAAGATTGGGAGCGACATGTAGAAGATTGGAAATCTCAACAAGTAACAGATGAAGTAAGTGAAGACACTACAGATGAAGTAACTCAATAATTTGATATAAACAATGGCAAAAGTATCAGTCGTATCCTTACACAAGGAAAGCCGCCGTACAGAGAGCAATAAATACAAAGGTTATCCCTTCTTAGCAAATGGAGAGAAGAATGACTACCCTACCATGATAGAATTACTTGTAGGAGGGTCAGCTACGGCAAAAGCATGCGCGGGGGTAATAGCAGACTTTATCTATGGGAAAGGATTTTCCTTGGAAGCGGAAGCGCGTGCAACAGCAAGGCAACAACGCACACGCTTTCGTAAGGATACGCTGTATATCAATGACAAGAGAGAAACACCTAATGACCTATTAAAAAAAGTAGCGAGGAGCTTGTCGTATCACAAGGGGGTATTCGTACAAGTGAATTACAACCAGCTGTTTCAAAAAACAAGTGTACAGGTACTCCCTTATCGCTATTGTAGGTTAGGGGCGAGAGATAGCAATAATTATCGAGGAAAAGTACTCTACTACGAGAATTGGGACAACTTGCAGGATAAAAAAGAGGTAGATAAAAATGTTAAGGCAATAGACTTATACGATCCTTCTCCTAAAGTAATACAGGAGCAAGTAGATGCTGCTGGAGGTTGGGATAACTATAAAGGACAAGTGTACTTCTTGAACTTAGATAGAAATGATAGTTACCCCTTAGCGTGGGCAGATGTAGTACTATTGGATTGTGAAAGTGAGATGTTATCAACAAAGTACACAAGGAATGGCTTTAAGAAAGGATTCTTTGGTACGTATGCCTTTGTCACCTCAACCATGAATAGTGATGAAGATAGAGAGGATTTTAGAGATAACTTACGTAATTCAATAGGTGTGGAAGCTGAGCAAAGTGTATTTCATTTTGAACTCGAAATGAAGGGGGATAAATTAGAAGATCAAGTATTGGTTAAGCCGATAGAAAGCAATGTAAAAGCGGATTTATTCGAGTATGCCGATAAGAAGACAGCTAATAATATTCGTAAGACATACGGAAATATTCCTCCTGTACTTATTGACTTTGTAGAAGGGAAACTCGGAAATACTTCAGGTGATAGTCTCAAGGAAGCTCGTATATTCATGCAGGAACAAATGCAAGAGGAAAGGCAGGATGTGCAAGAGATGTTTGAAGAATTATTTGACAATTTTGCAGAGCCAATATCAAGTAATGGATTATTTGAAATAATGACTAACTACTAATGAGGATACTAACAGATAAAGCGAGTGTAGGGAAATACTTGAGCATTTCCTTTTTCAGGAAAGAGGAAGATTTTCAGCGATACATAAGAGAAGCACAGACTTTTGACCTTAAAAGGCTTGTGTGTGAGGATTTTTATCAGGACTTGGTAAGTGATACCCCACAGAGAGATTATACCTTGCTATTAGAGGGAGGGAGTTACACATACCAAGGTAGAAAGTATGAGTTTGCAGGTTTGAAAGCTGTTTTGTCTTACTTTGCTTATGCAAGATACCTAATAACAGGCCATCAGGTAGATACTCCCTATGGAGTACGGTCAAAGGTGTATCAGGACGGCGAGGGTATTAGTCAGGCAGAACGTAGAGACCTACATACAATGTACTTACAGAATGCACATGATCTATGGGAAGACTGCAAAAGATATATAGAAAGACATAAAGAACAATTTCCTGAATGGGAGAAATGCAATGAGTGTGGTTGCGAAGAAAAACAAGAACGAAGGGGAAGAATGAGGGTAACACTCATATAAGGTAACAGATAATAGGTGAAAAATGGCAGTACAATGTATAAGAGGGTTAAAGGAAGGATTTACCTTTGATTGTGAGTATATACCTATAAAGGGGATTTATAACCGAGTGGTATTAATCAATTTCGAAGATATAGACAGGCGCAAGGTTATGAGGGAGGGGGTAAATCTTATTAACTTCTCCCTAAAAGAGGGGAAGCGAGGTTATTCCATAGAAGGTTACAAAAGGCACTTTACAGGTAGGCAGAAATACAGCAGCAATAAATATACCCATGAATTAGACTTGCGCGTATACGACTTTTCCAACAAACATATATCACTTATAGAAGACCTTCAGAAAGGCACCTTTGTAGCGGTGATACAGAGTAATGAACATTCTTTTGATAAATCAGGTTTTGAGGTATTAGGTTATGATGCTGGATTGCGTGTGGTGAACCTTACAAGGGATTATAAAGAGAATATGATACGATTTACATTGGCCAGTGATAAGGTAAAAGAGCCGAGGATATTCTACTACCTCCACGATATAGATTGGGCTACAACAAAGAAACGATTTGATAAAGAATTTGTCACAGATAACAGCTTTAAAGTATTTGACGAAACATTTGACGAAACATTTGAATAGAGATGACAGCAATAGAGAATATAATCAATCAGATAGAGAACGAAACAAGGCGATTTGGTAATACTAAGACGAGAGTTGCGGCAGTATTAAGGCTTATCAAGGCGAAGTTGGTCGATTTATTTAGTGGTAAGTTGGATAAAGGAAGGTATGCAGGTACTGCTGATGATCTAAATAATGCAATAGGTAACAAGGTAGATAAAGTACCAGGAAAGATACTATCATCCAATGACTTCACGAATGAACTACGTACCAAGTTGGAGGGAATACAGAATGTGGATATATCCCAGCTACTACCCAAGGGAGGTTATACTGGGACAGCTCAAAACCTGAAGGAGTTGATAGATAACATCATGCGTATCCTGCAAAGTCCTGACACAGAATTGGACGAGCTTAGGGAGATAGTGGCGTTTATCAAGCAGAACAAACGTACTTTAGACACCTTGGGTATTAACAATATTGCAGGCTTGCAGGATGCTCTCAGAGGCAAAGCGCCAATAGACCATAACCATGATGATAGGTACTCCCGATTAGGACATACACACTCAGAATACGCCTTACGTACCCATACCCACAGTGAATATGCTCCAAAAAATCACAGACACAACTGGGATGATATAGATGGAAAGCCCGAGATAGCTACAGAGGAGAAGATAAAAGAGGTAGTGAAAAATATAAAAATTGGAGGGAGAAATTATGCTTTAAATTCTAAAAATAAAAAAACTTTAGTCGGGTATGTAGGTGCGTATTGGAAGTTATCTGAACCAGTTATAGTTGGCGAAAAATATATATTCTCTTGTAATGTAACAGTTGAAAGAGATAGAACTTTTGTTTTTTACTTTTCAGATAAGCCGGGGCGGACAAGACAATATATATCTTACGAATTATCTAATGGATATAATGAATTAGTTGTTATTCCTAATTTTTCTTGGACAGAATTATGTGCGTATCACGAGGTCAACGGCATATCTCCAACACCTACAGCAACTATAGAGAAAATAAAATTTGAAATCGGTGATAAAGCTACTGACTGGTCTCCCGCGCCTGAAGATATTAGAATAGCTACAGAGATAAGTGGAGATAGGCAAGTACTCCCCGATGATAATATAGTGTATGTAACAGCGAATACTAATAACTGTGACTTACAGCTAATTCCATCAGGATATTCAGTAGCTTTTAGAAAAGTATTCACTGGCGGACAAGTAACCTTCACTTGTTTAGGAAAGACCATCATCTATACGGGAGATAATGCCTTCAACGGGGGCGATGGCTCTACAGCCGTAGTAAGTATATGGAATAATAAGTGTTATATAGATATTCGAAATATATGATGAAAGTAATCAAAAACCTCAAGGGTAGCGACAAGCTCCTGCATAGTAAGTACGGGAATATAATATTTATTGTCATTTTCCTTAGTGCTCTGATATTCTTGTCCGTAGGGAAGTCCTTGCTTATAGCCGCTATCATATTAGGTAGTATTGGGCTATGTAAGGAGCTATATGACAAATATTACAAGGGTACATTCATAGATTGGTGGGATATAGTGGCGAGCTTCGTGCCTTATCCTATAATTAAATACATAAACAGATGAATGCGATACAATATTTTGATTGGGGAGAAGATGATAAAGGTATACCTTTTTGTACAATAAGAATAAAGAATTTTTTCAACAATCCATCGTCCAATAAATTTATATTTGACTCTCCTCCAACAATGTTCAGTTTAATCTCATATTCTGCACAGGGTTCAGTAGAAGGGCATCAATACAAAAGAACACCGGAAGTACGTAGAGAAGGTAATGATTTTGTTTGGAATATGTATATAAAAAAGAAATTTATTCGAGATAGAAGAAAGCTACAAGTTATTAGCTTTTCTTATGCTAATGAAGGAAGTGTATTTCCTCTGAGTAATACTAAATTTAGTGCAAACATATATATTTCCAACAGGAAAGTTAAAAGAAATCTTGGAGCTCCTCAAGTTGAATATTTTGAAAGAAATATAGGAGCCTCTATAGGTAGAGGAATAGAAGAATTCTTAATGTTTGAAGACAACAACGAAGCGATCACATTAAGCAGTCTATTAGGAAAAGAAATTGTTTTTGAATTAATTTAATAAACCTATGACACCGAAAGAATTCGTAAAAAAATACAAGCCATTTGCGCTTGAAACAGAGCGTAAGACGGGGATTTCTCACCTTTTTATATTGGCTCAATCAGCCTTGGAGACTGGTTGGGGGAATAGAGCTCCTGGTAATATGATGTTTGGGGTGAAAGCATCTATCTCCACGCCTCCTGAAAAGCGTCAGCTGGTTCAAACCACGGAGATCCTCGCCTCTGATAAGGCTAAGTTCCCCGTTATTATTAGCATAGAAAAGCGCCCTGATGGCAGGTTTAAGTACATTGTTAAGGACTGGTTCCGCAAGTACGACAGTCCAGAGGAGAGCTTTACCGATCATGCCAACCTATTCATGAACAACAAGCGATATGCCAAGGCACTACTGGTAAGGAGTGACCCATACAAGTTTGCCGAGGAAATTGCAAAGGCAGGCTATGCCACCGAGCCTACGTATGCCGAAAGGCTCAAGGGGGTGATTAGAACAATTGAAAAGAATGATAAATGACAAGTGACCAATGACAGATACAGTGAATAAACTTTCTAAATGGTTTTTGAAATATAAAATCAAGATAGCCACATGGGCAACCCCAATGGTGTTACTATTTTACTTTGATGACAAAATACAGTTAAGAGATAGGCTATATTACTTTTTCCTTGCCTTCTTTAAGAGTATTCCTCTTTTGATGTTGTACTCATACTTCTCTATGTGGAGGGAAAAAAATGAGTTTTTCTTTGCAGGCATTGGCTTTATTCTTTTTCTAAATATGACAGTTGGAGCAATATACCACGCTAAAGCAGGAAGTTTTAGTATAAAAGAGTTTATCGGAGGAAATATAATGATATTACTGGTCGTTTCTGTGGTGTATATATCTCTTTCTGTACTAAGTATTCCGCTAAATGATACAGAAATGGGGAAAATATTTCAAAGTGTATTACAATTTATGACACTTATGTACCCCGTTAGTAAGATAGTTAAAAATATATTTGTTCTTACAGGAGGAAAGTATCCCCCTAAATTCATCATGAAAGCCCTATATAACTACGAGAAGGAAGGTAAATTAAAAGATTTCTTCGACGAGATAAGCAAGGGTGCTCCAATTATAAACAGCCATGAAAGAGAAACTACAACAGATAGCGAGGAATAACGGATGGTCATTTGATTACGGCCGTGATGATTATAGCAACTTAGAGAGGTTGGAGAATAAGGAATTCTACCTATTCCTCGATCCCATAGAAGAGCTTGTAAGATTCGAGGAAGGCGCTCAGGAGGTCGGGCGTACCTATAGCGGGCGCTTACTCCTTCTTATGGTATCGGACTATGATAGGGTGTATGATGATCAAGAAGGAAACATGCCAAGCGAGGGAAAGTATGAGAAGTATATTAAGCGCTGTAAGGAAGAGGTTATGAAGATAGCTAATGCCTTTTGTTGGGAGTATGATATACTGCAATGGCGAATGTTGGAGGTAATTAATCTATATGATACTAATTTCGATGGGGTGCTGGTCAATTTTCAAATAACAAGTAGCAGATAATAGATTATGAATGTAAGGGATATATTGGCAGAGGAATTGTCCGCTATAGTAAAGGAGCTTGTAGAGAAGTATGATAGCTTGGGCATGCGCGCTACTGGTCAATGGGAAAGAAGCTTACAGACCTTTATAGCGTGGCAGGAAGGTAAGATAATCGCGAAGATAGTCGGAGAGGATTACACCTACTATATGCAGCACGGGCGTAAGGATGGAAAATTGCCCCCAATAAGAGCGATTGAAGCATGGATACAAGCCAAAGGGATACAACCTATTGAGAAGAAGATGAAAATATCATCATTAGCCTTTGCTATTGCTCATAAGATAGGGCAAATGGGGACAAGGCGCTTTCAGAATAATGGAAAGCCTGAATTTATAGACGATGTTATCACTCCTGAACGTATACAGAGTATCATTGATAAGGTAGGAGAAGGATATATAATACAATTCAGTAGTGATATTATAAAGATTATAGAGGAAATTCAAAATGTAGCATAAAAGAATATGTTTGACTACAATATTAAAATGGATCATGATATAGTAGGGATACACAACCCTTACTCATTCACTTTTGTAAGAGCGCTAATATCAAGAGATGCCGACATATTGGAGATAGAAGGCTTGCCGAGAGATGTAGTTAGGTACTCATTGAATCGAGGAGAGACTACTGATATAGACTTGCGGTTGCTATTACAAAGGATATTTGCCGATAGGTACAAGAATCCTCCATCTACAGAACAAAAGTTTATAGGTGTACCAATATTCACAACTAATTTGAAATTTACTACTAAAAAATGGAAAGATCATAAGAAAAAAGAGACTATTACCTTATCTACATTCAGTGGATGGCTGCCTATAGCCGATTCTACAGAGAACATGAAACACATTAAAGGTAAAAGGGTAGCTCCTCCTAATGTAGGGAAGCCTTATTTTAGTGGGTATCCTCAAGTAGATTACTATTGTACAAATATAAATGCAAATGCAGTTCCTTTAACGGTTAGTTTCTGGACAGAGCGGCACAGATTGAGTATTACAGTAGGAGATGATTCTTTTTATCCAAGAGAGGAGATAACAAGAATAGTAGATGAATGCGGTATATTCTTAAGATGGCGTACACGCTATGGATCGTGGGGGTATTGGTTATTCTCTGAGGACTTTGAAAGGGAGCTAAAGACAAAGAATCGAGGTAGCTGGGATGCTCGATATAAAGAAGGAGCCATGGAGCGTAAGCATTTAGGGCTTGAAGTTACGGAAGAATGGAGATTAACAAGCTCAGTGCCTGTACTTGCTAATGAGATAGAAGAAGTAAGAGACTTGTATACCTCCAATGAGGTGTATCTGTATACAGGCCCTCGTGAGGGGATGTATTTTGAAAGGAACTTTTTTACTCAATGGGAACGTGTGGAGGTGATGGCAGGAACAGTGAAATTTAACGAGCCGCGTTCTACATACGATATAAGCGTGACCATAGGACGGTTGCGTGGCGAAAAAAGGCAGATGACTCCATAATGATTA